CTAGTTACCCAAACATTGTTTAGCCTGCATGATGCAACTTTCAACAGTAAGTTTCAAATTTGGTGTGAAAGCGAATTTATTTATCTGCATTTCCTTAGGAAGTTCATTGGCATGATTATTGAGCCATACGATCATTTCATTTAATTTCTCTTCGGAATAAGATTTCTTTTTCACCATGATACATAAATTCATGTCAACTGTGTACAAAAATAAAAGAACATATAATTCACGCGTTATCTTTTAACAAAAATATTGTTGAAATAAAACCGCTCCCACTTATCACAAGCCGGAACGGTTCAGATTAGTTACGTTTTGACAATCTACTTTATTCTTCAAGAACAAAACAATGACGAATTTGTTCAAAAGGATTTGCCTATTTCTAAAAATATTTTTTGTCACATTATTACGCATTACAATAGATCCCCAAAACAAGGAGTAATTTTTGTTATGAGATTGGCTTCTACCCCACAATACAAGGCAAAAATACATAAAATTCTATTCTCTTCAGTTGATTGTGTAATCCAATTGGGAAATTGTATTTAAACAAATACCCCGACTCATCACGAGCCGGGGCAGTCCAATTTATAAATTTAAAGTCTTATGATGAAGATTGTCTGTTGCGCCAATGTTTTACTATCAGCACAACGACAAACAAAACAGTTACACAAACACAGGTAAAGCCTTTTTGTTTAAGCAAAGTGGATTCTTTTTTATCCTTTATGATTCTGACCGTTTTTCCTCATGGATATCGGAAGTGGTTTCCTTGTCGGCTTTCACCTCCGTACAGTCTTTGGTTGCAGTTTCCTTCTTTCTATTCTTGCTGAAATCACCTTCTACGTGACCGTCAGCCAGTAACAAAACTTTCCTGGTCGGGCTGTCAGACGGTTTTCTTGTATCATAAATCCGAAAATTAATCACGTAGTTGCCATTGGTTGCAATCAGTTCATTCAAAGAGATGATAGAGCCATATACGATGTTGACCGACTTACGAGTGCTGTCCTTTCTACACTCTTGGCAGTACACTGGACTATACGCTTTTCCAACCAGTCAACCTGCTTCCGCTCGTTCTCATTCTCCACCGAATCGGCAGACGTATTCTCCTTCCGTGCGTTTTGCGGTTTACACAGAATATGAACCCCAGCGGACAGCTTCCAATCCCTTAAAGCCCCAGTTATAGCCAACCAGTCATTTAATTCCATTCTGCCTATTGTTTATCTGATTGATTATAAAATACACACTTAAAAATCCTATCCATTTGCACCATCGCTGCCAAAACACTAAAATCCATTGTCACGATATGTCAATAAAAAAGACTCTGCAAAATAAGAATAAAAAACGATTTACCAAAGAAGAATATAAATATATTGAACCGGTCTGGAATGTAAAAAATTATATTACAGGCCAGCATCATTTTTTAGTTAATTTTGCACCAATTATTTAATAAATATCTGATAACATTAGTTTAAAAAGCGTTATGTTCGTCTTGTAAATCGGGATATATGGATTCTCCAAATGAGAAGGGATAGTATGATTTTTCTTACATCATAAAGTAAATCTGACGGCATCACACCTCATATCGGCGAGAACGGTAATTGGCGGATAGGTATGACTGATACAAAAATAAAGGCGCAAGGAGCCAAAGGGGATGATGCCATTGCCCCCAAGTTCAAATCAACGCCACGACAAATGAATGGGAAATCTCAACGGATAGCGGCAAAAACTGGAAATCGACAGGGATTAAGGCGACAGGGGTGATGCTGTATTTGCGGAAAACGGAGTGGACTACACAAGTGATCCTGATAATGTCATATTCACTCTGGCTGACGGAAAGACCAAGCTGACCGTACCACGTACCAAAATATTATCTGTCAAGTTCAAGGATGGTTGCGATATTTTCTCGGTAACTTCCGTTAGTAATACAATTGATATTGAATTTATTGGTTTGACAACAGAAAATTATAAGGCTTTGGTTGCGGAATTGAGAAGCGAGGACGGTACTACAGATATAGACATTGTGACCCGTGCTGAAAATAAGAATGTGGAAATTAAAGAACCTGTATTTACGGATGGGAAATGTACCGGAACGACAGTCAAAATCAACAAGAAAAGAATAAGTGGAGAAAAGGCCGTTCTGAAAGTGACTCTTATAGATAACAACGGGCAGGAAATTTCAGTTTCCCGTATCGTGAAATTCTTTGGTGCGGGTGCTCTTGATGAAGCCGACCAGAACGGAGGTAGCTTTATATTGTCTAATGACATTATTCTGGAGAAACCGGTTGAGGTGGCAAAAGGGAAGGAACTTGTATTGGATCTAAACGGTAAAACCATCTCTAATTTCTGAACGGATAAGCATCCGCGTGCATATATCCCTGGTTGATTGCCTCATTGACCAAGGTACGGAGCAGTTTCATGTGCTTGGCTATCGTATTGTCCGCATTGCCCTTTTCCCTTAAGTATTGCTCAAAATCACGAAGGAATGTATAGGTAATATCCTTGAAGTCCAATCCGGAACGGAAGTCATGCAGGACCGCCAGTGTCGAGTGCAGGTTGTCCTTGGTGGACTGCTTCTTGTCCGAATTGTCAATGGCTGATTTGGCGAAAGTGGAGAAGCTGATATTCACGGCACTTTTCTTCTTGACAGCATCCTTCAGTAGTGAGAGTGTGGCAGGTATTCCGCGCTTCCAATACCCCAATTCTATGCCTTGCAGATACAGGATGTATTCATAGAGCATTGCGTTGAGTTCGTTAGATTGGGGGTGGTTAATGACTTGTGCCCCCTCACGGCTCCAGCACTCCGGTTTGAGGTAAACATTGGTCTTCAGGTAGATTTTCCTTTGGTTCAAATAGGCTTCAACCTGTACAAGAGCCGTGCCCTGCCTGTTAAGTGTGTTCTGGCGGTTATATACAAGACGGTATCTGATTTTATCCATTTTTCCGCAAAGATGCATCCTCTGTTCCAAGCTGCAAAATTTAGCCTATAAAAAATACACCCCCACTTTCGCAAGTAAAGGTGCATAATATCTATAAAAAAATGGTCTGTGAAAAAAATTATAAAAAAGATGCCATTATTCATCACGAACGATAGCATCTGGACTATTTTTATCAGTAAACTCTTTTTTAGTGATTTAGAATAATGTTTAATTCAATATAGTTGTTACAAAACAATATATAAATTTTGTTTTGACAAAACAATTCTGAAATACAGTATAAAAAGGCAGGATTCGCCAATCCTGCCCAATTCCATACACAAATCTTTTTATTAATTAAAATACCTCACGGCATTCAAAAATCAATAAATGAAAAAACATTATTAATTGTCATAGCAAAGTTATAACAAATATTTTAAAGAAAAATCTTATGCATAAAAAAAGCACAGAATAAACTATATACAGACCAACATACAACAAACCTTTAAAATAATATTGTAATACAAAAGTCATTGATACAAATCCTTCTGGAAGGACTGTTAGGAGTTAGCAGTAGTACTATATTTAAAGGAAAAGGGTATATCCAGTTAGAAACTGAAGACGATATTGATAAAGTGTATGAGCCTGGAGTATATGCAATAAAAGGCACTTCATACAATGATCAAACGCTTCTTGTTTTCAGTCACAATCTGGGACAGTCAACAGTACAATTTAGGACTAATAACTATGGTGGTTTTTTAGTGTTTAGAATAAAATGGTGGAATGGTGCTTGGGGAACCTGGAAGAC